CGCAAAATCTGGCCGCCGATGAAGTAGGAGAGTCCATCCGGCTTGGCCAGGTCAAAGTAGAGGTTATAAAACCCAACGAAGAAAGCGAGGAGGCTCCTTAAACAAGGGCCTCCTTATTTTTTGAAGGATTGAGTCATGAGCCTTAAGGACAGGTTTTCCGCCGATGTAATAGATTGTTTTTTGAATACGGCCGAGTTCGCTGAAGTGATTACATATACTCCCCAGGGAGGAGCCGCAAAGGATATCAATGCAATCGTGGTCCGCGGCAGGCTTGAGCCGGGGAGCGAAGACCAGGGAAGAGGTTTACAAAATCAGGCGGAGATTTATATCGCCAACGATACAGTAGAAGGCGTTATATCCGTGGATAAAAAAGATGATCGTATTACCTTGGATGACGTCGAAGGGACAATCCGCGAGGCGCGCATCATCGAGGTCTTGCATAAGGATGATGGTGCTTGGCATTTGCTGGTGGGGTGGTGATCTATGGTTAGGTTGACCGTCGAGATAGATACGAGACGCCTTGAGAGAGCCATAAAGATTGCGCCGAGGCTCATTAAATTCGAACTTGCTGATGGCATGGACAGGATCGGCAGAGGCTTTTTGAAAAGGTTCAGGCAACAGCAATTGCAGGGCCCTCCAGGAGTACGAGGCGCATCGGGGTATGGGCTATTTGGCACATTCAAGCGGGTATTTTTGGTTTCGCCTACCATCGAAGGGATGGGAACAGAGATTTTCTCGGATTCGAAGATTGCCAAGCTCCATGAGACAGGCGGCATCGTGACGGATCCCGGCGGCGGCAGGCTTGCGGTTCCGCTGTCGGCAAGGACGGAGATGTTCACCGCTCAGGGCAAATTGAGGCCGAGGTTCAAGCGGCCAAGGGAATTGAAGAATGTGCATCCTATGAGGTTCAAAGGCCAGACTTTTCTTGCGAGGGTGACTAAAAGAGCGCAGAAGATTTTGCCTTTGTACGTATTGAAAAGGATGGTCAGGCTGAAACCGCGGCTGGGGTTTTATAGGACGTGGGACGGCTTGGTAAATTACAGGATTGAGATTCTCAATAAGTCCATAGAGAAGGCGCTGAGGAAGATTTAAAGATGGAGACGGTAAGGGAGAGGATACTTGTGAATATCAAGACGACACTGGAAGGCATAACAATTGCCAACGGGTATAATTTTGATTTCACTGCAGAAACCGTCCAGCGCTGGTCAATGCATGGCAATAAATTAGTCGATCTTCCCGCCGTGATAATAAGCCCGGGCAACGAGGAAGAAAAAAGCATGCCTAATAATTTCGAGGAATGCGTATTGAGCGTTTACCTCGACGTATTTTTTGTGACCGAAGAAAATGACGCGGTGCCTACGGACACCTATTTGAATAGATTGCAGGGTGACATGAAAAAAGCGATTTTACAAGACCATACCCGCGGGGGCGAGGCAATAGATACGGATGTTTTGGGGACGACTCCATTCGAGACCACAGAAGGCCAGCCTTATGCGGGAATAATAATGGAGCTGGGCATAAGATACCGCCATTTGAGGTCCGACCCAACCGCAAAGAATTAAAAGGAGGGATGAATTATGTCAATGTTAATACGCAAGAGGCAATTAGCGGCAAAAATCGAGAGCGTCGAAGGCATAGCTGAATCCTTGGTGGCCGCGGATGCAGGGCTATTGGTCAATTTCAGCCCCAAGGCGAATTACGATCCGCAGATGTACCAGAGGAATCCGGTGCGCTCGTCGCTTACCAAGATGGGCAAGTTGACCGGCAAGCGTTCTGGGGGAATAGATTTTAGCATCGAGTTGAAAGGCTCGGGTTCTTTGACGCAGGAGCCGGAATGGGCAAAATTGATCAAGGCCTGCGGGTTTGCAATCAACGACCTTAAAAAGATTACCATAGGTGCTGTTACGGCTGGTCCGTTTCAGCATGGTGAAATAATCACAGGCGGGACATCGCTTGCAACAGGCAGGGTTGTAATTGAAACCGCAACCGGCACGACTACGCTTTACTACGTGATAATCTCTGGCGTTCTTCAGACCGGTGAAGTGCTTACAGGAGAAACTTCCGGAGCAACTGCGACGACAGGCTCGGTGCCTTCGGACGCCGGGCATGAGATAAAGCCGATCAGCAGCTCGGTTCCTTCGTTGACCATGGGACTATATGAAGACGGCGTGAGAAAACTGCTCAAGGGATGCAGGGGAACCGCCAAGTTCAATTTCAAGATCGGCGAACCGGCAACCGTGGATTTCAGTTTCAAGGGCGTTGAGGCAGGCGTTATCGATACGCCGCTACTTACCGGGCTTTCTTTCGACGATGTGGTCCCGCCGGTGCTTTTGAACGCGGTGATGTCCTGCGACGATGTTTCATTGAACATAGGGGAACTGGATGTCGATATCGCCAACACGCTGGCGCCAAAGGATAAGATCGACGACGAGAAAGGCATCTTGTCGTTCATGATTACCGAGCGCGATACCCAGGGGTCGTTTAACCCTGAGATGGTGCTGGTGGCCACGCATGATTTTTATAACAAGTGGTTCAGCAATACTCCCATGGTCCTTGACATGGCCTATGGCGAGATAGTCGGCAATAAGATCAGGGTTTATGCCCCGAGCATTATCTATAACAAAGTGGATGATGCGGACAGAGACGGCATACAACTTGCCCAGACGGCTTTCGACGTGACCGGTTCTATGGAGCCGGGAGACGATGAGCTGGCAATTTTGCTCTTATAAAAGGAGGTGTTTTTATGTTAACGGGGATTGATGTAACCGCCACTAAGAAATATGTATCTAAGCTTGACCCGGACAAGGATAGTCCTACGGTTTTTCACATCGGAGTCCTGGACCCGATCCTAAGGGCCGAGATTGACGACGACAGCTCGAGTTATGAGATGAGTTCCACGAACCCGAACGATAAGGCCAAGGTAAAACTCAACTGGAACAAGCGCCAGATTACAGCCATCAAGTTTGGCCTCAAGAACGTGGAGAACTTCTTGGATCCCCAGACCAAGAAACCAATCGAGTTCAAGTGCGAGACTATCCGCTATGCCGGAAAGATGAGGGACGCGGTGCCGGACAGGATTATTGCGATGTTTCCGAGTGAGTTGAGGACTGAGCTCGCAGAGGTGATATTGAATGAATCGAGGCTTTCGGAGGACGAGCAAAAAAACTGATCGTGGCGGTTCATTTGGGCGAGCTTACCGTGAACTGCCGAAGCTGCCTATCCGGGAAGAAGATACGATGTGAATTCGAAGTGCCGGGACAAGAGGTTTGGGAGTTAAACGGCGAGCAATATAAAGGGTGCCCTTTTAGAATCGTCACGCGCCAGTCGGCGAATTTTATCAGGGCATTCAATTTTTATAGGCAGGGATATTTGCCGAATCCCGGAGCCTGGCTTGAGCAGTCGGCAAAGATGCTCGATGCCTTCGAGGTCATCGAGAAAGAATTGCAGGCAATCGAAACGGAGAAAATAAGAAAGAGGAATAAATTCAAGCGATGACGAATAGAGAGCTATCAATCATATTGCGGTTGAAGGATGAAGCGACGAAACGTCTCGAGGGTGTGCGCGGTAGCCTGCAGAGGTTCGCCAATTCATGGAAGCAGAACTGGCTTGCGATTACTGCCGCAGTTACAGCGGCCATAATGGCTTTGAATAAGGCATGGCAGTTGATGGAGATGGGCGCAAAGGCAGAGCAGATCGAGGAAAGTTTCAAGCGCATGGCAGAGAGTGTCGGCATTAATTCCCAAGAGATGAAGCGGGCGTTGATGGAAGCCTCGCATGCCACGGTTAACTTTTCGAATGTGGCGGATAAAGCGTCGGCTCTTATGGCTCAAGGTTTAAACATGGATACAATATCCGCTTTAATGAAGCAGGCTCGGGTTGAGGCGAGAATATTCGGGACGACAACGGAAGAAGCGTTTCAAAGCATATCCAGCGCAGTTACAGGCGGGCTGGTTACTACCTTGAGGCGTTCCTACGGGCTTCAGCTGTCACTTAAAGACGCGGCCGAAGAATACGCCAAGGCCACAGGCAAGACCACGGAAGAAGTGCAGAAATATCACATGGCGCAGGCTCTTGCCAACCACATCTTAGAGAGAAGCAAATCGCATCTTGCAGCGGTCAACCTAGAGATGATGACGAGTTACGAAAAAGTGCAGATGCTTAAATCCCGCTGGAATGATTTTCTGGAATCGACCGGCCAGGTCCTCTGGCAGGTGCTGGGGTTCTTGCAGGGGTTTATGAACCAGCTTGTGTCTGGTTTCTTTACACTGCTTGAGGTGGCAACCACGGTATTCCAAAAATTGCTGGTGCCGTTGATAAAGTTATATGAACTGCTGGGCAAATTACCCGGGAAAGTAGGAGAGGCATATAGGCAGGCCGGAGAAAGCGTAAAGAAATTATCCTCTGACATGGAATTGAACAGAAAAGCCTTTGAGATGGCGTCGATAGAGAGCGCGCAAACCGCCATGGAGCAGTATGATCTTGTGTTCGCCAAGGTAAAAGAAACCGGGGATGACACTGCGGAGATATTGAAAAATGTTGCCAGGCAGGTTGGCGACAGCGCAAAAGACGCGGCGGAAAAGTTCAATGCCATGGAGGAGTTTGCCAAACAGTCGGCGCGCAATATGCAGAATGCCTTTTCCGAGTTTTTCTTCAAGGCGTTTACAGGTGAGTTAAGGAGTATGCAGGAAATATTCGCCAATTTTGGAAGGGCAGTGTTACAGATGATATCGAATATCCTGGCAAAACTTCTTTTGATCAAGTTGTTTACGGCTATGGCTGGAGCTAGTGGCACGATCTTTGGCGTGCCCGTAGGGAGTTTATTTCATCAGGGCGGCATTGTTAGAAGACATCACGGCGGATTTATAAGGGCGCATAGCGGGCTTGCTCCGGATGAGGTGCCAATTATTGCCCAGACCGGAGAAGGAATATTGTCAAGGCAGGGCATGAGAACCCTGGGCGGGCCGGATAATCTAAAGAACCTTAACAGAGGCGAAGGCTCAGGAGCAGGCGGGGTGACGATCAATATCAATCAAGTTATACAGGCCTGGGACGCGCAGGATGTTTGGCGAAACAGGAAGGCATTGTCGAATGCCATTGCCGACGATATTTACAATAATGGCAAAATCAGGTCGGTTATCAGGAGTTACACATGAGCGACTTTAATTATACCCCGGACTTTGCGGTCGATGAGACGGTTCAATATAAGACGCTTGTTTCCGAGTTCGAGAACGGAGTCGAGCAGCGCAGGCGCAAATGGCAGAACCCTTTGAGGAAATGGACTTTGAGGTTTCAGCATAGGACGCTGTCCGAGATGAACGATATCCGGGATTTCTTCATGGCTAAATTTGGGGCGCTTGCGGCATTTACCTGGACGAATCCCAATGATTCCGTGGAATATACGGTCAGGTTTGTCGAAGATAGTTTCAAGTTCGTTTTAAAGGCATATCAGGTCTACGACTTCGAATTAGATTTTATAGAGGTGAAATAATGCCGAGGAATATCGATTCGACATTCAAAGCGGAGAAAGCCAAGCAGGAAAACCAGCCGATTTTTTTATATACCATAGAAAATTACGATGGCGTCAGCGATCTGCATCTTGCCGGATATGATACGGATATCACTTATAATTCGGTTTTTTATTCGAGGTTTCCCATAGCCCATGAGTTTATAGGCGAGAACAACCAGGGGCAGATCGACCAGGTCAAGGTGAGGCTGGCCAATGTATCGAGGCTAATACAATCGTATCTCGAGCAGTATGATTTCAGGGGGAAGAAAGTCATTATCCGCATGGTATGGGCTAACCAGCTGTCCGATCCGGACGCATATATAGACGATATTTTCTATATCGATAACTATGTGGCAGACCAGAATAATGTCGAGTTTACCTTAACGGGCAAATTCGACGTGTTGGGAGTGGACTTGCCGTCGCGAAGGTATACCAGGAACTATTGCGCCTGGAAGTTTAAATCCGTGGAATGCGGATATTCGGGAGGAGAAACCTCGTGCAACAAGACACAGCAAAGATGCAAGGAGATAGGGAATTACCCAAGGTTCGGAGCTTTCCCTTCGGTGCCCACAGGACGGATATACATCATGTAGAGAAGCCCATCATCGATAAGTATCTGGGCATTCCTTATAGGCACAGGGGCCGGGATATGGCTGGCCTTGACTGCTGGGGATTCTTGAAGCTTGTGTATGCAGATTTGGGTTTTAGATTATTCGACATCGAGGACCTGGAATATGGCCAGGCATGGGGGCTTCGCAATAAAGATTATTTCAAGGAGAATTACGTCAATGACTGGGAAAGGAGCGCAATTCCCGAAGTATTGGACGGGGTCTTATTTTTAAACTCCCGGGGAGTGGCAAATCAT